TCATCGACGACCCTCGTCTCGAGGACGCTCTGCTTCGTGACTCTCGAGAGAGCTTCGCTCCCGTCGAGTCTCGGGAGCAGGAAGTCGAAATCGTCGAGAGAGCTCCCGCTCCTCGAGTCCGAAGCATTCGAAAGTAAGAGATGGCAATCACGAACGGGTATGCGACCCTGTCCGAGCTCAAAGCTAGGATGGGCATCCCCGTTTCAGATACCGCAGACGACTCGATTCTCGAGGCTGTCATCGAGGCAAGCTCGAGGAGCATCGACAGGTACACGGGACGCCAGTTCTTTCAGAGCGTCGCCCAGACCCGATACTTCACGCCAGCATCCGAGGTCCTCGTCTTCGTCGACGACCTCCTCTCTTACACGGCAGTGGCGACTGACCGAAACCTCGACAGGACGTGGTCGCACGCCATGGCAGCCTCGGACCTCGAGCTCGGACCTCTCAATAACCCAACAGTCGGGTTCCCCTACACAGAGATTCGTCTGAAGCCTCTCGCTGGGGATAGCTTCGACCTCGGTCTCGAGCAGGTCAAGGTGACCGGGACGTGGGGATGGACTGCGGTCCCTGACCTTATCAACGAATCCTGCCTGCTACTTTCCTCGAGGCTTTTCAGGAGGAAGGACGCTCCCTTCGGAATCGCAGGCGGCGGGGACGTCGGTCAGTCGATTGCGCTTCGAGGAGTCGACCCTGACGTTCAGGTCCTTCTCTCTGGCTATCGCAAGCTGGCATTGACGGAGCTGGTTTAATGGCCCAGTCCCAAGAGACGAGAGCAGCAATTCGTCTGGCAGGTCTCGACCGGGTCATCCGAAAGTTCGACTTCAGCAAGGATGCTCTCGAGGTCATGACGAAGGCTGTCGAATCCGCAGCAGACATCGTCCTCGGGGAATCGAGGAGACGAGCTCCAGTCGACGTCGGAACCCTGAGAGCGTCCATCAACAGGCAGACCAAGCTCGAGGACCAGACAGTCGTGGTCAATATCGGCTCGAACCTCCAGAAGGACGGCAAACCATACCCTGCCTTCATGGAATTCGGGACTGGTCGAGTCAACGATCATCCGAGCTGGCCAAAGGTCGCTGTGCAGGTACCTGCTGCTGCTCTCGTCGCTTGGGCTGCGAGGAAGTCTCGAGGAGGGACGACTCGAGGAGCGTTCGCAATCGCAGCAGCCATCAATCGTCGAGGAGGTCTTATGCCTCGCAGGTACCTGAGAGGGTCTCTTGAAATGTACGAGAACGAGGTTCTCGTCAGGCTTTCTCGGGTCATCTCTGAGCTTCGACGAGCGAGGGGTCTGTGAATCTCGCAAGCCTTCGAGCGGGACTCGCCACTCGTCTGGCGACCATCGCTGGTCTTCGGACTTACGAGACCATCCCCGACAACTGGGCTCCTCCTGCCGCAATCGTCGGGATGCCGTCGCTCATTGCCTTTGACTATACTCTGGCTCGGTCGAATGACCGGGTCGTCTTTCCTGTCCGAATCCTCGTCGCCAAGGCGACTGACCGTTCGGCTCAGGAGCGTCTCGAGAATTATCTCGGCTCGAGCGGGTCGACGAGCGTGAAGCAGGCAATCGAGGCTGACAGGACTCTTGGCGGTGCCGCCAACTTGACAAGAGTCTTGTCGGCTCAGGGTCTGGGCATTTACGATATCCAAGGGGTCCCATACCTTGGGGCAGAATTCACGGTCGAGGTCATCGGGTAATCATGCCTAAGGTCTGGGTCTCGAGAGCGCATCTTCAGAATGAGTCTCTCGGCATCGAGGTCTGGCCGGGAGACATCGTGCCTGCCGCATTGATAAAGGCAAGTCCGTGGCTCGTCTCTGACGGTCTCGTCTTTGAAAAGGGACCAGACCCTGTTCTCGAGGAGTCTGAGCTTCCTCCTCTTCCTGAGGTTTCCCCGCTCGAGACTGATGCCGCAGACCCGCAGACCGCTCCCGTGATTGAGAGTCAGACTTAATGGCATTTCACTCTGGGAGCGAAGGTCGGGTATATCTCGACTTCTACAACCTTTCCCCTTACTTGAACAACGTTTCGGTCACGAGGAATCGAGACCTGACTGATGTCTCTTGTCTTGGCGACGGGAACAGGGACTTCTTCCCGACCATCAGCAATGCGTCATGTACGGTCTCTGGTTTTCTCGACTCTCTTTCTGGAGCGAGCGAGCCAGCTCTTCGAGCGGCATTCGAGGCAAGCTCGAGCGAGGCTGTCAGCATCTTCTACAACACGGATGCCATCGGAAGTCGTGGTGTCTGCGGGTCAGGATGGACAGCTTCTTACGAGGCGAGTGCTCCCGTCGACGGAGTTCAGGCTGTCGCTGCGGATTTCCAATTCACGGGACAGGTCGATGCCTGCGTTTCCCTTCATGCTCTTGGGACCGAGACCACGACCGGGACTTATACCTCGGTCGACAACACGGCAGCGACGACAAACGGAGCTGTTGCAAATCTCCACGTGACTGCGGCAGGAGCGACCGGGACTGGTACGGTCCTGATTCAGGACAGCGCAGACAACATGACCTTCGCAACAATTATTACCTTCGCCAACTTCACGACGACGACGTCCGAGACCAAGACTTATTCGGGGACCGTCAGAAGGTACGTCAGAGCGAATCTTTCGAGCGCACGTAATACCCAGACCTTCGTGGTCGCTTTCGGTCGTCGACCTTAGAAGGAGGAATCCGCCATGGCTTTCAGCGCAGGCAAAGACGCAACAGTGACCCTCGCTGCTCCCGGAGGAACCCTGACGAATTTCGTCGCTTCGGTCAGCATCTCGAGGAACGCAGACATGCTCGATGTCACGAACCTCGGGGACGGGGACCGTCAGTTCATTCAGGGTCTGCGAAACGTGACCGCTCAGATTTCTGGATACTTTGACGCAGCAGCCACGACTGGGTCCGACGTCCTGATTTCTGCGGCATTCGCCAATGGCTCTTCGATGACTGCCACCATCGTCTTTGGCACGGGGACGACCCGCACTTATTCCTTCTCGAGCTGGGTCTCCTCTTACGAGACAAGTCTGACGGTCGACGGCCTGATTGCCTTCAGCCTGACCCTGCAGGGGACTGGCGCAGTGACGGTCTCGTAATATGAAGGAGTCCCTGAAGGCACTTCTGGCTCCGAAGTCCTCCGTCTTTGAGCTCGGACAAGGGGTCTCGGTCCAAATCCGAGAGCTGTCCCTTCGAGAGCGAATCGCATGGCGCAGCGAGAGCATCGGACCAGACGGAAAGCTCGGGGACGACTGGGTTCAAAACCTTCTCTTCCGAGCGGTCAGGGACGACGATGGGAATCCTGTCTGGGAGCGTCCAGAGGACGTCGACGGGTCCGAGTCGGTCCTCGGTAAGCTCCTCGAGGCTGTCCAAGGCGTGAATGGTCTGGGAGCAGACAAGGCTCAAGAGGGAAACTGACCAAGCTCCCAGAGCTTAGACTCGCCATGCGTCTCTGTCGGGAGCTCGGAATGACCCTCGGACAGCTTCTCGAGGAAATGACCTCGACTGAATTCGAGCTCTGGATTGCTCTGTATAAAATCGAGAACCTCGAGGAGACCGAGCGTCAGGTAAGAGCGAAGGTCCAAGCTAAGGGAGCAGCGAGACGTGGCTGAAAGAGTCGGGGTCGAGATTACCGGGGACGTCTCTGGCCTGACGCAGGCTGCTCGAGACGCTCAGGGAATCCTTGCGAGTCTTGGCGAGAAGGCAAGGACTGCAGGGGAGCAGCTTGCCTCAGGTCTTTCTGCAGGGTCGGCAAAGGCTCAGGAATCTCTGCGGAACCTTGGCCAGCAGGCTGCGACGACTTTCCGGAGTATCGGGGATTCTTCAAAGGCAGGAGTCGGAGCCTTGTCAGGCTCGATGACGACTGCGATGGTCGCTTCGAACGCTCTGCTAGCAGCTCTCGACTCTCTGGTAAGGGGATTTGCCGCTCCTATCACGGAAATACTCGATGCGGAGCAGGCTTCTGCCATGCTTAAGGGTACCTTCGGGGATTTGACCGAAGAGATGCAAAAGGTATCAGCTCTGGCTTCTCAGCTTGGCTCCCAGAGTGCATTCTTCGACGACGACGCTCTCTCTCAGGCAGCAGCCACTCTGCATCTTTTCGGAGCCAATGAGAAAGCGATTTCAGAGCTCCTCCCTTACGTTAACAACTTGGCGACGGCATTCGGGGTCGACGTCAATGACGCAGCTCAAATGGTCGGACAGGCTCTGCACGGTCAGACTCGAGCTCTCGCAAAGATGGTTCCCGAAGTCCGAGGAGCGTCCTCGCAGCTCGAGGTCCTCGCTGCTCTCGAGCATTCCGCAGCGAGGAATGCCGCAATCGCAGAGGAAAGGACGAATGGCCTTGGCGGTCAGCTCGGACTCCTGAAGAGGCAGTTCGCTGACGCAGCTCAAGGTCTCGGGAGCATCATGCTTCCAGCTTTGACTCAATTTCTAGACTTCGTCAACAAGTATATGTTGCCTGCTCTCGCCAAGATGACGGGAGCGGTCGCAGGGGTCGGTGCGGTCTTCGGGAACCTCTCTGTCACTGGGATGTCTGGTCTGAAGGATATTCCGAAGATTTTCTCAGAAGCCTCGAAAGAAGCTGAAAAGCTGATGGCAGGTGGGACCGCAGTCGTTCCTCGAGTCCAAAGAGCTGCTGCTGGTCTCGCAGCTCGAGCTTCTGGAAACGTAGAAGGTCCCTTGTCTTTTCGAGAGAGCTCTGGCGGGTCGTCGGCAGACAGGTCTCGAGGCGAGGCTGTCGGCAAGGCTCAGGCTCAGAGCTTCCTCGACCAAGTCCGAGGAGCTCTCGAGGCGAACGAAATCTTCAAAGGTGGCGAGGCAGGACTTCGAAAGATATTCGAGTCCTTCGGTCTCGGAAAGACCGCAGGAGTCGGGGTCGACATCCAGCAATTTCAGCAGGCAAAGAACCTGCTCGAAGAGGCATTCGCGAAGTTCGACGAGTCTCGAGAGCGTCAGAGAAGGCAGGACGAAGCCTCTCAGGACCGCCAGAGAAAGCTCGACGATGCGGCAGCAGAAAAGCGAGCCGAAGCCATGCGAGCAGAGAGCGAGAGGGTATCTGACATTCTGACCAGTGCGTCTTCGAAGGGTATCGCAGCCATTGGCAAGGCGACCGCATCATTCATTCGAGATGGCTCTCTCGACCTGATGGCGACCCTTCGAGAGGCAGGTCCGAGTCTCGCTGGGGATGTTGCCTCTTTGATACCGGGTATGTCCGAGCGAGGAGCGAAGGTCATCGAGGCAGCTTCAGGCGCAGCCTTTGACATCCTTCAGGCTGCAATCGACAGACGAGGTTTCGAGGAAAGGAAAGCACGAGAGGCAGCTCAGGTTCAGCTTGACGCAGCGATTCGTCAGGAACGAGCAGCAAAAGAGCAGCGAGATGCCGCAGAGAAGCAGTATCGGACGACCGTGGCGCAGACCTTAGAAAGTCAGGCTGCGAGAGAGGCTTCCGTCCGAGGAGACAAGGCTGCTAAGGCATTGGCGGTCGAGAGCGCAGTGCCAGCAGAGATTTTCAAGGGAGGACTGGAAGGATTCACTCAGGAGTCAGCAGAAGCCTACGGTCGATTCCTTGATTCCGCTCGAGGCATCGAGAAGATGACCGACGACCAAGTGAAGTCATTCGGAGCTCTTTCCGAGCGACTCATCAAGGCAGGACCGATGGGTGGCAGCGAGGAGGACCGGAAAGCCTTCTTCGACAAGTTCGGGATGGACTTCGGGTCTTATGGTGGGAAGGAGATTGCTCTGGCTCTCGTCGAGCTTGCGAAGAACATGCCCAAGGAGCCGGGGACCGTCCCCGACGAAGTCGCTGCTCAGGGTTCGTCGAAGTCGAATCCTCTGTACGTCGTCGACGTCGGTCCTCGGAATGAATTCGCTTTCGCTCCTGAAGCCTTCTTCTTCCGAGCTCGAGCTTCGAGTCGAGCGGTCATGGCGACGGGGATGGCTTAAGCATGATTTCGACCGACAGGTATGGGACCGCTCTTCGGCTCGGACCGACGCTCCCGGTCGACTTCAAGTGGTCGATTCGTCTCGTCGACAATCAGGGGTCTTTCAGCTCGTCGACGAATTGGGTCAGGTACGAGCTACCCACGACCTCGGTCATCTCGAGGAATCGTTCGACCGCTCTCGATGGCGGGACTTGGCAGCTTCAGCTTACGATTCTTGCCGCAGCACTGCCTGACTCCTTGTCGACCCTTGCGAACGGGTATCGCTCGCTTGAATACTTCACGCTCGAGGTCGACCTTGTCGGTCCCGATGGCCAGATTTACCCTTACCACACGGGTCCAATCGACTCGGTCAGCGAGGGATTCTCGGTCGACAATGGTGCAATCGTCGCGACTCTTGAAATTGCCTCCTTCGGGGTCCTGCAAAGGCTGAAGAAGGCTTCGGTCCCTCGATTTGCCTTCGCCAATGATTACCAGTATTTCGATGATTACCGGGTCTGTATCTGGTCCGAGGCTCGCATCCTGCGAATGACGACCGGGACGGTCGGGACGCCAGTGGCGGTCCTCGGAGCCGTGAACACGATTGACGCTCAAATTGGGTCAAATCCCGCAGTCCACTCTGACGCCATTCAGGTCACGACAGACTCGACCTTCGCCACGATCAATCGGACTTATGGGGTCGATTATACAATCACGAATTCCGCAGGAGGAGCGGCTCTCGACAATGACCTGCCAATATACATCAACTGGATAACAGCTGTTCCAGCGACTTATTACGTGAAGGTCTGGGTCGTCTCTTACGTCGGAATCAATGTTTACTGGACTCCGGGAAATGCGTCATTCCGATGTCCAGACGGTCGAATGGCATTCGGGTATGGTGGAGGAGCTCCGAAGAGACGGCTTTCTGACGACTTCGCCACAGAGATTGTCTCTGGCTCGACGACGACAGCCCTGACTGTCCTCGACCCGGAACCCTACAGGCAGACGAATTATCTTGTCGGGGTCACTGGCTTCCCGACCGACGTCCTCGAATATTACCGGGTCTCGACGAACACTTATTCTTACCATCGCATTTCCTCGACGACGGCAGCAGGTGTCATCAATCTGACCGACGCAGTATCCTCGACGCCAGACGTCGGGGACATCGTCCGACTCGTCTCGACTCAACTTTATGTCGGACACATTCGAGGCAATGCGACCGTAAACTGGGCAGGTCTGGCCAGCTATACATTCCCCGTCTTCACTGACAAGGGACGAGCGTCCGTATACCCGATGGGTACCTTCGAGCCAGCTCCTGACCACGCTCTTTGGACCTTGAATCGAGTCAGGCACTTCTCGACTGCGGTCGGAGCTCCGATCCTTAAGAATGAAACGTGGCTATATTCTGGTTATGGGGTCTTCGCAATCCAGAGGAATTCTGCCAACACGACCGAGCAGCTCGTCTCTCAAATCCTGACCGGGTATGTCGAGAGCTCAAAGGTCACGACAGGGAACGCTCTCGGCAGCTACGTTAAGACGTTCGTCCGAGAGAACAAGACCCTTGCAGAAATCCTCGAGGACGCAAAGAAGGATGGATTTCCTCCGAACGCTTTTGTTCATGACCGAGTCGACGGAGGAGTCATCACTTCTGCTTTTGTGCAGGCGACCAACGCTCAAGCCAGACTGACCGGGATTCGCTCGATTGTCGTCGAGGACGAACCTGAGCCAATCACTCAGGTCGAGGTTATTTCGAGAGCGTCCGACGAGAACGAATGGCTCAATATCACGGGGATGGGAAATCCTCGGACCACGACAGGGGTCGGGTCATTTACCCTGCAAGAGAGACTGCTCGATGGCGTCGAGGACAGCATCAATGGATATAGTCAATCAGCCAACCTCGGGGTCTGGAGATTTACCATCCCCGAATTCGCAGGTCTGACTATCCCGACCTTGACCACGGTCAGGGTCTTCGGGACCAGCGGATTCTTCGTGGCAAAGCTGGCGGTCATCGAGAATTCGACCAACACACAGGTGTCGGCTCAATTCATCGATGGCGGGAAGTGGTTCCAGCTCGTCGACGGGAAGCCTGCTGTCCTCGAGAAGGAACCTCTGGTCGCAGCCTATACTGCTGCGAAGTATGGGGTCTTCGGGACGACGACGACATTCTCGAGTTCTTATTCGACGGTCCTCGACCTTATCTTCTACGCAGACACGTCGTGGACTGGAGCTCCCGCATTCGCTCGAATCACCGAGATTCAGTATTACTCTGACGTCAAGGCAGCTTGGACCGCTCTTTTGACGAGCGACACGACGGGAAGTCCTCCGACAGGATGGACGACTCTGAACGATCAAGGTCTTGGGTCTCTCTGGTGGCAGGCAGACCTGACGCTCCCTTATTCGCAGAGATACGTCGACTCGAATCTCGAAAAGAGAATTCAGCCGAAGTATGCCAGCTCATGGCGGACGACGATTCGCAGGTCCGAGCGAATCGAGCTGACGAATCTCTCTTTTGTCGATTGCAGAAGAATCGCAGAACGGTACCTCGACGAGTTCGCCAGAGGAGCGAGAAGGTATCAGGTCGTGGCAGACCTAAATCCAGTCCTCGAACCCGGAGACACGGTCGAGCTTGTCCTTCCTGACGGGTCGTCAAAGACCCTCTTCGTCTGGTCCATCTCTGACACTGGCTCCTCGGACGAGCTGCAAGCGTCTTACTCTCTGGTCGATTATTCAGCCTGAAAAGGTCCATCGAATTAACGATGGACCTTCGTGGATTTCGTCTTACCCGACCGTGAGTTCGACCTTTTCTGCCTTTGCGAGCTTCTTGATCCTGCCAGTGACCACCTTGGTCTTTGAGTTATCCATCATTCCAATCGAGGCATACCCGAATGCACCGAGGTCGGTGATGGTATACCAAATGAAGTCGTTTTCGAATTCAGCCTTGATAGCGTACAGGATGCGATCATTTTCCTCTTGCGAATCAAACTTGATCGCAATGATTCCGTCCTTCGTGTTTGCCTGTACGTTCATGAACATCGCTTGTTTCTCCTTCGTGATTACATACTAGCAGGTTTATGATACCCGTCAATAGGTTTTAGAAAGAAAGTCCCTCGATTTCTCGAGGGACAACATGATGATTTACTTCAGCCTGATCTTAATTCCCCATCCCCGTCTCGAGGCATCCCTATCCCCACGGATGACCTCAATCATTCCTTCGGTCTCAAGGGTCTTGATGGCGGGTCCAAAAGAGCTCAATGGGTTAAGACCAAGATTGTAAGTCCAGACCCAATCGCTGCGGTCCTTTTGCGACTCCAGCAAATGCAGGATTTTCTGTTTGTTATTCATGCCATCGGTCCTCCTTCGACCGCTCATCGAAGCTAACATCTTTGCCTTATCTTCTCAACAGAAATTGACCATGGCATCGGTTGCCTCAACCAGTTAATGTGTAAGCATGACCAGACCTTCAGGACCCATCCTCGGTCTCGTCCATCTCGACGACTCGCTTCACACCAGATACCAGTGGACGAAGGAGGTCGGAATTGGCGAGCCGGGAGGATTCGCTGCCGGGAGCGTCCAGCAGACCTTTGCTGGCGGGTATCGCATCAATGCCGCAGCCTACAATGTCCCGACTCGAGCGGTCGGTCTCGTCGGCTTCCTCGACCGACTGAATGGTCAAGAGGAGGGATACGCTCGCTTCAGGCGCATGCTCGACCTTTCGAGGATGACAGCAGGAGCGGTCTCGAGATTTCAGGTCGGGTCCCTCTTCATGTCGCTCGTCCTCGAAAATCCGAGCATCGAGGACCTTCGCTCGCATTCGCAGTCATTGCTTTACGGCATGACCGGGACTGCCGTCCCCGGTTCTTGGCAGTCTCTGTATGGGACTCGAGCAGAGCAGCAGACGACCTTCACGGGAGCGACGGCAGGGAATCGCAGCAATCTTGGGGTCTGCATCAGCTCGGACGCCCCGGATGCCAAGGATGCTCCGTCCTCGACGACAAGAGTCAGCTCTTATACCTCGACGGTCACGAGCGGGGTCTTTCAGGTCTGGAATTATGGTGATTTACCTGCCGCTCTTGCCTTGACCATCTTCATCTCTGGTCGGACCACGACCTTTTATGTCCGAGTCATGAAGCAGGGATATAACCAGAGGATTGCAGTCACGCCATCTCAAGGAGGAGTCTCGGTCATCTCGACCTCGGACGGTCTCTGGATACCTTCTGGGGTCACGCAGATTAGGCTCGAGGAAGCGAGTGGTGCGACTGTGGCGACTGCCGCAACAGTCAATTGGTATGGGACGCAGTTTTATTACAACGGACTGACGGTCGACAGAGCCGACGAATATCCCGTCCTGTATAACTCTCGACCCTCGCAGGCATACTATACCTTCGCTGCCAACACGAGCTTAGACACGGTCCTCGAGGGTCCGAACAATCCTCGAGTCGGGATGCCGGGAGTTTTCACGGCAGGCACGCAGCTCGGACACATCGTCGAGGGGACCTCGACGAATCGATGCCTTTACTCTCAGGACCTTAGCAATGCTCTGTGGGTCAAGACGAACCTGACCTCTCTGACATATACAAATCAAGCTCCAGACTCGAGCTCGACGGCAGCTCAAGCGACCGGGAACGCTGCTGACTCTTACGTGACCCAGACTGGTCTATCCCTTGCCATTGGACGAGCGACGTTCTCTGTCTGGCTTCGAGGGACGTCGTCTGGGACCGTGAACATTTACCTTGGGGATTCGGGAGGTTCGACGAGCGTCTCCTGCTCATACACCACGACTTGGACTCGATTCTCGGTCACTCATAATTTGACGACAGGAGCCTCGGTCTTCGTTCAGGTCGGAGGAGGTTCGACTTGGGCTCTCGGGGAAGTCGTCCAAATATGGGGAGCTCAAGCAGAGCAGCTCCAGCATGCGTCCTCTTATATCCCGACCGTTTCGGTCGCTCGGTCGAGGGACGCAGACGTTCTGGCATTCGTGCAGCCTCTTCACAATCTGGTGAGCTGGTCGAATCGATTCGACAAGACGACAGCAGTGGCAGGGACTCGAGGTCTCTGGTACACGACCGGAACCTTTTCGACGACTCGACAAGCAGGACCGGGAGGACCGACCGACGCATGGCAATGGACAGGAGGAGCTGGAGCAAACACCTTCTTTGAGCAGGCTCTCGTGGCTGGCGAGGACTGGACCAGCAACACTCTGCATTTCTCGATTTGGCTCAAGTCGTCGGCAGCGACCACAGGGTATGCCATGAATCTTCGAATCATGGACGGGACGACCCAAAGAGGCGTGCGCTCAATCACCGTTTTCCCTGAATGGACCCGATACTGCATCTCGGTCTCTCTCAGGACCGACAACGCAGACCGGGACATTCGAGTGCAGGTCCAAGATACCGTGGGTGGCTCGAGGGTCTTTCAGGTTTTCGGAGCTCAGGCGACTGTATCGAGAAATCCTATCACTGCAGGCACGACGGTCGGTCTGTCTCATGCGAATCCATACCTCGAGACCTTTTCGCAGCCTGCCTATCCTGACAATGGAGCAGCCTTTCCTTGGCACTTGACTCAGAACGGATTCATCCAGTTCGACGTTCTCCCTCATAAGACTGACGGAAATCCTGAGCAGGCGACTTACTCAATTCTTAACTGCGCCCACGAGACGGCGACTTCCGCTCAAGGATTCGGAGGTCCGAGGATTTTCCGGTCGTCTGCTTATTCAACTGGCGTGAATACAATCAGCGCGACTCTTTGGTCTTTGAATTCGGCAGATACTGGGAGCGCATCCCAGCTTCAAGCTCTCGCCACGCCAGCAAGCTCAATCTTCGGTACGACTTACAAGACCATCAAGCTCGAGTGGGTCAATTATTTAAGCTCGAGCGGGACTCGGACCATGACCATGACCCTGACGGTCGACGGGACGAGTGCCTCGATTAATGCGACGAGCGGTCATGACAAGTGGGCATGGGGAATGTTTTATGACTCAGGCAGCCATCGCTCTTTCAGGCAAATGGCCAACCTGATGAATGACCTAGCTTACATCGTCTGTCCGAGCGGTCAGGACAACCATTTTGTGAATATCAAGAACCTGACCATGGGATGTCCATCCCTGCCAGCAGGCGTGACCCCAGAACCTTATTGAGGAAGAATCCATGGACGAAAAGCAAGCGAAAATGCTCGAGGAAGTCCACGAGGCTGTCGTCGGCTCGACCTCGAGCGTCGGACTGCAGGAGCAGGTCCGAACCCTTGACTCTCGTCTGACTCGAGTCGAGGGTCTGGTGGCTCGAGCGACAAACGGCATTCTCGACCGGGTATGGGCTCTCTTGGCAGCAGCAGCCACTGGATGGTTTGCGAGCCATTTTCCGGGGACTCGTCCATGAGCACTCGACTGTCTCGTCATTTCAGCCTCGAGGAATTCATCTCGAGCTCCGACTCGGTCGCTCCCGGTAAGGTTCAAATTGAAAACCTGACCCGTCTTTGCGAGACGGCTCTGGAGCCACTTCGAGCGGTCCTCGGACGAGCTCTCTTCATCTCGAGCGGGTATCGCTCGGAATCCTACAATCGCAGAATCGGAGGAGCGAAGGGTTCCCAGCATTGTCTCGGGATTGCTGCAGACATTCAGGTCGGGTCGTCGACTGACGACGACACGCTCATTCGAGCGGCAGCTCGAGCTTCCAAAATCGACGCCATCGGAGGAATCGGGATTTATCCCGGAAGAGGTTTCATCCATGTGGACATCCGTCCTCGGTCTGAGAGCGGTCGTCCGACGTGGTGGCTTTCCGGTAAGAAGGGAACCTATGGTCCATTGACGTCCGAAATCAAAGAGAAGCTGGTCAAAGAAGGAGCTCGACTGTGAACGTCCTCGAGGTCGTCGGACAGGTCATCTCGGTCCCCGCAGTTCAAGGGATGCTGGCTGCTCTCGGGACCGAGGTCCTGAAGAAGGCTCCGGTCGGTCCAGCAGGAGGACCGGGACTTCGTCTCTTTGCCGCAGTCCTTGCTCTCGCTTCCGTCCTCGCTTCGGCAGCAGCGAAGGGACAGCTTCATGAGCTCGACCCTGAGCTCGTCGGTCGGACGGCTCTCGAGACGCTCTCTGCTTTCCTCGCTGCGGTCGGAGCTTGGCAGGTCGTCTCAAAGAGAGCGTGACTTCCGCTCGAGAAGTGATTCTGATTACTGGCAAAGGGACTTCATCCATGGGATACCAGAGGAGTCGGTCGAGCGTCCCGCTCGTCGACGTCCCTGTCTAAATCGACCGAAGGAGGGTCGACCATGGCAACAATCACGCATCCCCAGTCCCGTTTCCGTCGTCCAGCTCGAGCGAGGGTCAAGGTATCTCGTCTCATTCTGGCTCTGGCTCTCCTTGCGCTCTTCGGTCGTGGTCTTGTCGAGACCGTCATCGACCTTGGGACCGCAGCCCACTCGTTTGTCTCGAGAATCGGAGGATGCCTGTGACCGACGTGGGATTCGGAATCAGGGTCTCGCAGGGCATGTCGGAAATCTTTCGCTCCTTGCAGCAAGCTGAACAGGAGATTCTCGAGCGGGACAAGACGATTCGAGCGGCATTCCAGTTCTGGTTCGTGGTCCGAGAAATCTCGGACCATGGACCGTCGAACGAGCTCCTGAAGAAGCTCGATGGTTTCGAGCGAGAGTTCCTCGAGAGTCTCGAAAAGCTTGGGTGGAAGCAGAGCAATTGGGTTCTCGAGAAGCTGGTGTCGGACAAATGCCAAGAATCGCTTTGAGCCTGCAGGCAGTCCGAGACCTGCACAAGGCAATGACCGCTCTCGACACGCAGACCGTCCTCCTCGACGTCGAGGAGGACTGCGGTCATGTCTGGTCGACCAACAACGGAGCAGCCATGCAGGTCAAGCTCTGGTCGAAGCAGGAGGAGCAGACCAAGGTCCCCATGCATTATCTCGACCGAGCATTCGGTCCTCCTGCGACCCCACACGAAGGCTCTCTCAACAAGGCAGTGGCGGTCGCTGTCGTCTCGGGGACCGATGCTTCTGCGTCGATTCGTGCTGCCGTCGCAGACAGCCTAGAGAGAAAGCGTCTGGCTGGTGTCGACGCTCGAGAGAAGCCAGTCGAGCTCGAGATTCTCGAGGACGGTCTCCGTCTCGGGTCCATCATGGTCAAGGCTCAGACGTTCGGGACTGGCTCGACCTTGGTCTCTGGACGATACCTGCAGGCGTCGGTCGACCATCCATTCGGCATGATGCCCATTGCCGTCATGCTCGAGCTCTTTCAGGAGGGACAGCTTCGAGTGACCATGCT